AATTCGTTGATGCTGGTGAGTGGGTTGCCGTGAAAGAAGGCGATGTACAAGCAATGGATGGTTCTGCGATAGTGGCTGTCCAATACGTAATGGGTAAATAAGTTTTAAGCGCCAGGATAGGCGAATGCTGACACGGGGACACTCCCGCCCCTTCCTGGCGCTTAATCGGGAGACCTAGAATTGGGAGGTCTGGTATGAGTAACGAAGATAGACACAAAGATAACGTTGTAAGTGGTATTGAGGCGCTGGAGTATTTTTGTAAAAAGCTAGGCATTAATCCAAATACAGTAACCCACCTTGTTATTGATATTCCTGGCACTGGTGCACCGCCAATTATTCGCGCAGAGCTTTTTGGTTCTGTTGCGCTTTTTGATATTAACGTGCAAAAGGGAGAATCGCATGACTGAAACTAGATGGTCAAAAGAGAACGGCTCAAGCCGATACGACAATATGGTTGCCGATCTTAAGAAAGCTATGGTTGCCACTCACTTTGAGAAACGATTTAATGATTTTGAACAGGATATTTCGCCTATATTTATGATAGAAATTCACGCTTATGGTGCTCGTAAGTATATATTTGCATCTGCAATTGAAGATTCTGTTGAAAACCGTAAAGATTTCCTTGATAGTTACGAAGAAAATAAAGACAAGCATCAATTTTCTGGCGAGCTTATCGAGCATATTGTAGAAGATGCAAAAGGCGTTGTAAAGAGAGGTGATAATCAATGAAAATTCATTGGCTTTCAAACGCACCTTGGGCACCAACGGGTTACGGAAACCAAACTAAGGTGTTTTTATCGCGCCTGAAAGATGCCGGGCATGAAATGAGTGCGACAGCCTTTTACGGGCTTGAGGCTGCTGTCCTTAATCTCAATGGTATCAAGGTATATCCAAGGGGCGATCAGGGTTTTGGTCAGGATATTGCGTCTGCCAATGCAGCATTAGAAGAGGCTGATATTATCATCAGTCTTATGGACGCGTGGGTATGCAATCCTAATCAGTTACAACATAATAATAATCGCTGGGTGCCATGGTTCCCTGTTGATAGCGAGCCGCTTCCAGCAATAATTAGGGATAAAGTTAGCGGGGCTTATAAACGAATTGTATTCAGCCATTTTGCAGAGCGGATGCTCGAGCAAGCTGGGCTTGATTATTATTACGTTCCACACGGGGTTGACACAAAGATATTCACGCCGCAGGATAGGGATGAAGCTCGTAAGATTGTAGGGCTTCCTAAAGATGTCTATGTAGTGGGGATGGTTGCCGCTAATAAGGGTTACCCTTCGCGCAAGGCGTTCTGCGAACAGATAGCAGCTTTTCAAACGCTAAAGAAGGTGCATAGCAATGCAGTTATGTATCTACATACGCGTGATGGCATCAATGGCGTACATCAATCTATTAATCTGCCTGAGTTCCTGGAGGGGCTTGAGCTTGAGATCGGCAAAGATGTTTACATCTGCGATCAGCATTATTATCGTACTGGGCTCTTCGGTGAAGATTATATGATAAATGCCTACTCCGCTATGGATGTGCTGCTAAACGTTTCAACTGGCGAGGGCTTTGGAATACCAATCGTGGAAGCGCAGGCTTGCGGAACTCCAGTTATTGTTGGCGATTGGACGGCAATGAGCGAATTATGTTTCTCTGGTCGCAAAGTGAAAAAGGAAAATGCAGCCCCGCAATACACTGCCCTGGCAGCTTATCAATTCGTACCGCGCCTTGAAGATATTGCAGCTTTACTTTTAGCTGAGTACAAAATGCCGTCCAGCCGCACAAAGGCGCGCGAGGGTGCGCTTGCGTATGATGCTGATCTAGTTACTGAGAAGTATTGGAAACCTGTACTAGAAGATATTCAAATTAACCTAAAAGAACATATCTTATTGGACCCCGAATTTGTCATTGACACTAGTGAGGCAACGGAATGAAGACCTTATCCATCGTAACCCTCTGGTGGAATCACCTTGACCTACTACCTGATTATGAGAAAGTCGTTGATGCAAGTTGTGCGAATGAAGTTATAATCATTGACAACGGCTCCGAACCTTCTTTTGAATGTGACGCATTCAAGGTTATTCGTAATACCACTAATCGGGGATTCTCCCGCGCATGTAACCAGGGACTAAGGGCTGCCACATCGGACGTGGTGTTATTCCTTAATAACGATATCAAGCCAACGACTGAAAGAAATTGGGGAGAAGAACTGTTAGATAAGATTGGACAGGGTATCCTGGTTGGGGCGCAAATGCGCAGCGATGCTCATACTGCTGTGGATGGTATACTAATGCCATATCTTGACGGTTGGTGTCTTGCAGGGATGAAAGACGATTTGCTTGAGCTTGGCGGGTGGGACGAAAGCTACTTAGAACCATCCTATTATGGTGATAACGATTTATGCTTACGGGCAACAGAAAAGGGATTCGGGCTGATGAGAATTGACCTGCCAATTCATCATATAGGAAACACAACCAGCAAGATATTCGATTTGAGCAAGGTCACGCCTGCCAATTATGCCAAGTTTGCAGCATCGGTGAGGGAAGCGCGGAGGAAGAAATGATTATAACCCGATTTAACCCCTCCGTAAATGGGAGCTTGCACTTAGGGCATATTTATACTGCACTGGTCAATGATGCACTGTCAATCGATGGTAAGTTCTATGTTCGATTTGACGATAGCTCTCCGTTGCATATTGTAGACGTTGGCACCGTTCGTATAGCGGCGATCCGTAAGCAACAACAAGAAGAATTGACGTGGCTCGGATTAAATGTAACTGAATATTTAGGACAAACAGAAAGACTTGGGGAAGTCCATGAGGTATTGAAACAACACCACCTTGCCCTCTTTGATTATAATGCGAGAGACATTGCGAGAGGAGGCATTGTCCAGCCTGAATTTATTGCGGATAATTATATTCCGTTGTTTCCCTCAGTGCCACTTGTCACCGCCGAAAAGGTTGTGTTCGATCATATGATAGGCGCAAACTTATTGGTGCGCGGCATGGATTTAATGACCGAGTATGGCCTGTATCAATACTTCTGTGATAGGTTGGGTTATGAGCAACCGCATCACATTTACCTTCCACGGCTGAGCTGGAGTGGTGGGGATATGAGCAAACGCCACGGCGGGGTGTTTATTGCTGATCTGAAAGCGGACGGGTATACGCCACAAGATATAAGAGATATGCTTGCCAAAGCTGCCTTGAGGCACCCTTTGAATGGCTGGACATTATTGAACTTGAAGGGAGCGCCGCGACTATGAGCTTCATCGAATCGAATGAGCATATCCTCATCCTGGACTATAATAGTTATCCGGGGCTTGCGTTCCGCGAAGACGAATTAGCAAAGCTGCGTGATGCAGGAATCAAAACAGTTGCTTGTTATATGTCGTGGTATCTTACAGAGCCATCGCAGGGAGAATATGATTGGTCTATTGTTGACGAACTGGTAAACAGTTATCATAAAGTTGGACTTAAGGCAATAGTCAAAACGTATCTTAATGCTCCATCTTTCTTTCCTGATGATTGGTACATATGCGGCGCTAATGGTAATATTCAAAGGAGCGTTGGTAAACCTTTTCTGAACGGGGAGGTGCCAGTCAGCACATTAAGCTACTGGAATCCGAACGCTTGGGATTATCATCTCAGATTTATTGAGCGTGTTTGCGAGAGATATAGTGATTCTAATACTCTATGTATTAACATTGCCCCTGCTAACGGAGAGGCATTGATACCAGGAAGCAATTATCTATTTGATAATTATGCGCTTGCAAGTTATAAACAGTTTACAGGTAGTAATACGCCAGGTGAGGCGCTGCCTGGAACACCGACACTGGACTGGTTACGCGAAACGGTCATACCCGGACAGGTTGAAACACAGCGGATATTCCAAAAGCACGGTGGGGAATATTGGACAATGTTACACCACGCTTTTGAGACCATTCCCTCTACCGGAAACTGGCTGATAGATGATCTCTATACAGCCTTGCATAAAGAATTAGGTGACGAGCATTGGGGTATTTGTTACACGCTATATAGACCTGGCGAAACACGTGGATTGTGGGGAGCGAAACAGGACATTGACAGGCACGGCGTAAAGATGTTATTTGCCAGCGAAGGGCCGGCAGGATTAAATACCAACACAATGAACGCCATTGGTCAGGGTGCGCGCGGAATGCTCACCGGGCCACTAGCACCATATCTTAGCGGTGGACGTATGGAAGATTGGATGTATGAGGCGATACAAAAAACAAACGAGTGGTGGGGCAAATGACCTTCATCCAGCCCGATGAATTTATCATCCTTGTCAATGATAAAAACTTGACAGACGATGATCTGAAGCGCATAGGTGATACTGGCGTGCGCACAGCATTCGCAGCTATCATGTGGGAAGATATTGAGCTGAAGTCGGGCGGGTATAATTGGGACAAACTTGATGCGGTTATAGACCGAGCAAAGAGCGCGGGAATGAAATCGTTATTACGTTGTCACGACAATGCCCCCGACTGGTTCCCCGATGATTGGTATTTGCGTTCATCCAGCGGTGCAGTATGGCGTAATTATTATGGCTTCGGTGGCAACGATAGATACACCTGTCTATCACCTTGGTGCAGGGATGCTATGAAACACCAACGTGAGTTTATGCAGGTATGCAATGATAGATATAATGATGAATGGACACAAGTGTTTGCAGGTGGGCCGCACGGGGGTGAGGTTATTCTGCCTGGGATGACAGCCTGCTATTGGGATCCTCATGCCCTTAAATCATACCGCGATTATACTGGGGAAACAGGCAACCCCTCCGACCTCCCAAATTATGGCAGTATGAAGTTTGAAACTAGGACGGTAGAGTGGCTCAGGCAAAGCCTGACAGAGGCAGTAACCCATGAACAAGATATATTTCCCGGAATATGGCTGCAGTTGGTAGAGCGTAATACCCCGTTTGCCGAATCCTTTGAGTGCGGCCCGCGTTCCGGTAACTGGTTAATGGCTGATTTATGCGATAATCTGCCTAACGAGTTACACAAGGATTTGAATATTATGCTTTGGGAAGTCAACCGCTCCGGTGGCGATCAAGGTGCTCTTAATAACGTCAAGAACGTGCTAGATAAAACTTGGATTGGAAGCCAGTATTGCGAAGGGCTGTACCACTATACCAAGGACACCATTGCTAAGGGGTTGAGGGGATTCATTACGAACCCAGCGGCTTTCTACGCTGCCAACGGCACATACACTTCTGGACGGCTTGAACAATGGATGCTCGATGCCTTTAGGTGGTCAATAGCGCAATGGAAGGTAGCCAGGCTATGACAATCCTCGTTGAGATGCGCGATATTCGCAAGGCATTCGGAGCCGTTAAAGCGTGCGATGGAGTAGACCTGTCTATTCGAGCAGGTGAGGTTGTTGGATTAATCGGTGATAACGCGGCGGGTAAATCAACGCTGATGAAAATATTATCAGGGGCATATCGAGCTGACAGCGGCACTGTGCATGTCAATGGTAACAAACATAGTATACGTTCGGTGCAGGATGCGCGTGAATTAGGAATTGAGATGGTTTACCAGGATTTGGCTTTGGCTGATAATCTTGATGTAATTGCCAATATTTACATGGGACGCGAGAAAACACGTGGGATGTTCCTTAACCGCAAACAGATGGAGGCTGAAGCGATAAGACTATTAGAGAGGCTAAAGATTGACATCCCAAACGTGAAACAGCTTGTGGCGACACTATCTGGAGGGCAACGGCAGGCAGTAGCAATTAGTAGGGCTATGGCATTTGACGCACGCCTGGTTATCCTTGATGAGCCTACTGCAAGCCTCAGCCCTCAAACAGCCGAACATGTGTTAAAATTGATACGCACGCTAAAGGAAACCGGAGTAGCAGTCATCCTGATAAATCATCGAACAGACGAGGTTACGCGTGTGGCTGATAGGCTTGCTGTCATGCAACACGGCAGGATTATCAAGGACGTATTGCATGCGTAGAGTATTTGGACTTATAGTAATAAACGCGCTAATTATATTAATCATGGCAATCGTATCTCCTGTGTTCGCGAGTTGGCCTAACCTAAGCGCAATGCTGGCAAACATGGCGCTTGAATCCATCGCAATGGCTGGATTAACCCTTTTGTTAGTGGCTGGGTTGTTCGACCTGAGCGCTGACGGAACAGTAGCATTGACCGGTGTTATTGCAGGCAAATTAATGATTAACGGGATTAACCCAGCATTTGCGATAATAGCAGGATTAGCGACAGGATTTATAGCTGGATTGACAAATGGAATACTTGTGATGCGTCTGAAGATCAATCCAATTGTGGGAACGTTGGCGACCTGGTGGATAATGACAGGAGCGTCATACGGATTAACAAAGAGTATATCTAGTTACGGCTTCCCTGATTGGTTTCAGGCGATAGGACAGGCGCGGGTATTAGGTGTGCGTGTGTACATATTTTATGCAGTAGTTATTATCGGTGTATTATCTATTGTCTTGGCGAAAACAAAGTTTGGCCGGCACGTTTATATTTTGGGCGGGAATCCCGAAGCCGGCAGACTGTTCGGTGTGAAGATTGAAAAAGTAGGGGTAAAATTATATGTGATTATGGGAGTTCTGGCCTCCTTAATCGGTATTGTGTTGGCTGCCAGGTTAGACGCAGGCGCTCCTAATGCCGTTGACGGTATGACGATGCGTGTGCTGGCAGCCGCAGTTATTGGTGGATGTGCGTTGAGTGGTGGAAAGGGCAATATTCTTGCAGGACTACTGGGGCTGCTGTTGCTCAATATGCTTACCAATGCTGCTGTCATCCTTGGACTTAGCCCTTATTGGATGAAAAGTCTGGTAGGGGCAGTGTTATTATTGGCGTTGATAATAGATGTTTCCAATGCCAATGTTCGTTTGCCCAAATGGGTAAAAAGGAAATATAAAAATGCGTAAATTGTCTTTAGTAATTTCGTTGGTGTTCATCGCTGTAATGTTAATTAGCTGCGCACCAAAAGCTGTTGCCACGGTAGATCCCGTAGTACAGTCTGATCCGTTAGAAGGCAAGACGTTCTACTGGTTGGCAAATAATATAGGCCATCCGTTCTATGCCGCTGGACTTGCGGGATGGGAAGCTGCCGCTAAAGAATTGGGAGTAAATACTCAATTTGTTGGCCCGATAGAGGGGAGCTTGTCAGAACAGACCGCAACGTTTGAGCAGTTGATAGCCAATCCGAACACTGCAGGGATTCTGTTTTATGGCGTGGACTTTAACGCTTCCGAGCCACTGATCAAAGAGGCTGAGGCAAAGGGAATTGTGATAGAGGTTGCCAATACCGATAGTCCTTTCAAAACACGTTCTGGATTTGTTGGAACTGATCACAAACAAATGGGACAAGCCGCCGCCGCTTATGCTGCTGAAGTTCTGAATTGTGAAGGGTCGGTGGGCACTGTTGGGAATAATCAAGTGGTTGTGCCATTAAGGATGCAAGCCTTTAACGAACAGATCAAAGTGCTATGCCCGAACATAACTGTTTATGAGTCATCGCTGTATGATGGGTCAGCGCTTTCGGCTGTTTCGACTATTGATGCTTACATGATTGCACATCCAGATTTAGGGTTGTTATGGTTCGCTGATGGCGTTGCAAGTAGCACTATTGGTCCTTGGAAAGAGCGTGTGCAAGCTGGATGCACGACCTTATTCTTAGGGTCTGACATGCCCTCTGCTGCGCTGGAAGCTGTGCAAGATGGTACGTGGATTGGGTCAATGGGACAAGACACGTTTGCAGAAGAATATTGGGGATTGCAAATGATGGTTGCGAAAGTGCTTGGCAGATCAATTCCAGACACGATCTACGTGGCATCGCTGGTGGTTACAAAAGATAACGTGGATATATTTATGACTGAGTAATCTAACACCACGTTGAAGAGCCAGAAAATATTTGGCAGGGCGTGAATAAGCGTCCTGCCAAAAAACAAGTATGGTATAATCAGGCTAGACAGGCGCTGTTTTAATGGGGAGATTAAATACGGCCTCACATATAAAAAAGAGGTGTATATGGATAACAACGTCCACGCTAAATTAATTAACGAATTGTTTGATGCAAGGGTATACGGGCTTCCGATTCACTTCGCTGCCCGCAATGAGATTTTAGCATTGAGGAAACGCATCGCAGAACTGGAGAAGCCTAAAAGAGTTACCAAGATTAAACCGAAGGAATAAACCATGACAGCACGCACGGGAATGGCGACACTTATTTCAACCGTTCGGGGAATGTCTGATGCCGGTACGGCTGACTGGACTAAGGGCGCGGTTACATATTGGGATGACGATGAAGTCCAGCGCGTATTGGACAGGCATCGCATGGATGTGTTTCGCGCTGAAATGGATGCGATTCTTTCACATACTTCTGGCGGCACGGTTACCTACCTTCAATACCATTCTGGCTATGGTGATATTGAGAGCGGTACGGCTGTATTCAAACTTGAGTCTGCTGCTGGTGTTGAGATTGGTACAGCAACCTATACATTCGATTATGCTCGTGGAGTGGCAACGTTCGCAGCAGATCAAGCGGGCAGTGCTAGATTCTGGTCTGGACACATGTACGACACGAACGCTGCTGCTGCGGATATGTGGAGAATCAAAGCCGCTAACGTGGCAAAGCTGTTCAACTTCTCAACCGATAATCATAAGATCGATCGAGGGGAATTGAGGAAATCGTATCTTGATATGGCTGATTATTACGCTTCACAATCAGAGCCAATGACCGTAACAATTGCGAGGAATGACATAACGTGAGCCAACTTACAGCCGCTGAACTTGCACAGATGCGTTCTGATATTGAGGAACTGTTTCCCGATACCTGCAATGTTTTGAGTTTGACAACTACCGATGATGGGCAGGGAAGTCATACCGAAGCATGGGGAACGGCTACCGCGGCCGCCGCTTGCAGACTTGATATTAAGAGCGGGCGTGAGACACTAGCTTCTGGTGCTATACAAACGTACTCGAGAACCATGCTTAGCATCGCGCAGTCGGTAACTATCTCAACCGCTAATCAGATTGAACATGGAAGCCTTACGTATAACGTGAAGTCTGTTAATCAGGATGCCTCATGGCTTGCAGTCAAACGGGCTGAATTAGAGGTGATTAGATGTCCACAGTAATAAGACTCGAGACAAAAGAGCTGGATAGGATTGCCGCTAATCTTAAACCTAAGCGCGATAAGATAATCCGTGAAACCGCCCTTAGGGTTGAGGATAAGGCAAAGCAATCCGCGCCTTTTGAGCTTGGTGCATTGAGGGCAAGTGGTTATACAAAGACAAGTAAGAGTAGCGGATACGCATCTGCTTCTGTGGCTGCTCAAGGGTTGCGTCCTGAAGCACAGGTTGCACCCGAACCACAGCCCGAACAACCCTATAACGCCATTGTTGGTTTTAGCGTGGAGTATGCGCTGTATCAAGAGCTAGGAACTAAAAAGATGGGAGCGCAGCCATTCTTAGTGCCTGCTGTGGAATCAGAGCGGGCTCGCTTTGATAAGCGTATGAAGGAACTGGTCAAATGACAGATGTTAGTATTTACAATGCGCTGAATACATCTATTAAAAACAAGCTATCAGGCGGTACGGCGTTGGTAACTGCTTTAGGTGGTACGGCTATTTATTACGGACAAGCGCCTGACCAAGCAGCCTTACCTTATGTTATCTGGTCTTATCAGTACGGGGCGCCCGAGAATATCACCCCTCACGAGATGAGCGTGCAACTTGCTTATGTGCGGGCGTATGCTGCGGGGGCAGCGCAGGCGGGAACTATTGACGGGCTTATTTGCGGATTATTGCATAAGGAGGAGCTATCGGTTGTTGGATGGAATAATTTCTGGTTAGCGCGTGAAACTGAGATAGCGCTACCCCAAACGGATTCGGCGGGAGTAACTACTTGGACGGCGGGCGCATTTTATCGGGTGCGTCTGGATACATAATAACGGAGGTTAAGAATGGCAGATTATACAGGTACAGATTTATATTTAACATGGATACACAGCGGTGGAACGGCGGTTCTATCGTCCGATTTCCGCACAGTATCCACAAACCCAACCGTAGGACTTGCAAACGTAACCGCTGGCGCGGATGACGATGCGACTTATATCGCAACCGTAAAAGATGCCACAATTGAATACGGCGCGCTGATGCAGGCTGGCGGAACGATACTCAAGGCTGCACTTTGTGAGGGCACTGGCGGAACGCTGGTTATATCGCCAGAGGGCACAGCTTCTGGCAAGGCTTATGAATCATATCCCGCTATCTCAATGGGTGCAAAAATGAGTTACCCGTACGCAGAGGTAGTTGAAATATCATGCTCATTCCAAAAGAATGGTGCTAGAAGCGAGGCTACACACTAATGAAACTAAGTAATGGGAGAGAAATAAAGGTTGACCTCAGCAAGATCACAATAGCGCAGTGGCGCTTCATGTGGGATTTTCGTTCTGACAATGACGAGAGCGATAAAGTTCTTGGCAGTTGCGTTGGAATGACAGTCAAGGAAGTTCAAGCCTTGCTTTATGAGGATTTTAAGCGGCTTACTAAAGCCGTCATTGAGGCGTCAAAGAATCCGCTGGACGATGAAAATTTAGCAGAAGCGTTTACTTCGGACTAATCGGCAAGAACAAGGGAATGCCGTTTGAATATTGGCGATGGGAGCTAGTCAAGACTACGGGGTGGACGCTTGAATATATAGATGCGCTTTCACTAGCCGACCTGCATGAGTTCCTAAAAGTGCGCGATGGCAAGGCGAAGGCGGATAATAGCATATTGAGGTAACATGTCTCAAAAGATCGCCTCCCTATACGCCGAAATTGGCGCTAAAACAAGTGGGCTTGAAAAAGGATTAGCTTCATCCAAGAGTGGGTTAACTGGTTTAGTTAAAAGTTTCCTGCCTGTTATCACGGCGGCGGGGGCTTTAACAGCAGC